CGGTATCCTTTTAACCCATGCGCAATACTGTATGATAGCGTGGTGAGTTAATGAGAAAACAGCCCATGAGCTATACATGCCCATAGGTTGTCCAACAGCGTACGTTAACGACTGACCCTTGTACTCGAAATTGAGTGAGCCAAGAATATTATTCCAAAGCTCTCCCATTTCCGAATCAAGGTGTTTAAGAAGATCTACCTGTGGCTGTATCGGAAAACGATCAGTTGCAGACGATAGATCATATGACCAACACCAGCCAATACCTGATTGGGCTTTCACCCGATCAGATTGTCTGCATTGGTCGTATGTTCCATCGGTAGGAACTTCACGTAACATCTTATACAGTGTTTTGTGAAGCCCTAGTAGAACATCTTGAACCCAGTAGTTACCGATGGCAACGAGCCTTGTCTTTCCTCCTTTGTCGCTCACGAATGTGATTCGACCAAGAAAGGTTTCAGACTTGGATGTTGTCGGATAGTAATCATGGCTACTTTTGAAGAAGTTTTGATTCTCTTTAAGGATCTCGATCCAACGTCCCTTACGGAACTTTGAGTCGAAAGCCCCTAAGAGTTTCATCATTTCTTCATTTATAGCCAATGACTGCTTTCCAGCGGTCAGGCAGGTAGGCCCTTCTATTCCTCTTTTAGTCGAGAAATGGAGAGGGTCACCTTTTCTCTCATCAACTACTTTGGCGCAAGCCTCTGTATAAAGATTTCTCAATCCCTTCCCGAACCGGGAAGATCTTAAGAAGTCTTTAAACGTGGGCTCTAGAGAGGTAGCGTAAAAGTCCTTTCCCTTGCTTGGAGTGGTTACACTCTCTAGGTTAGGTACTGGAGGAAGCTCAATCGACTCGTATGCTCTTAGTAAACTAAGAGCGTATCGTCTCGATTGAGTTGAACCTTGTCTGAGGGACTTCTTGAATGGTTTAAGTTTGATAGGGAAGTTATCCTTATCTCTTTTAAGCCACATGGAAGTTCCAACAACAATCTTCAATCCACAAGAGAACCTCATCAGTTCCTTGTAGATCTCACCCAGATGCTTAATTGTCGTTCTTAGACCCCTAGCTCTAACGAGCTCAAGGAAATAAGAAAGATAACAAGCGGATAGATCTTCATCGATGGCAACCCCGACTAGTTTAAAAGTCTTCTGGATTGAATCCAGGGACTTTTCAATTAGTTTTGGTCTCATTGATGGCCCTCCTTAATGCGTATAGAGGTAATTCTTCTATACTGTTATTGAGGGGTGCTTACGCTCAGTTAAGAGGTGCACCCATCCTCTGGTTACTGCCAGAGCCAGTTTATTAACGGCGGGACGGAAGAACTTTTCTCCTACCAAAGTAAAAGACTAGCTCCCAGTAACTCTTGAATGGGGGTACATTCTTAGTTACCGATCTGGAAATGTGACTTTAGAATGCCACATCTCTCCCGTCTGGGGATGCGTTAAAATCTGAG